TTATACACCATTATTCAACATTAAATCAACTATCATGATACAAATACGCTTATGGGCTCATAAAATAGAGCCTATTATAGAAAAGGTTGAAAATAAACATTTCAATGCCATTGCTATATGTGAAAACACAGCTCAATTAATAGCTAAAATGTTTAATGGTAAATGTGATTGTTCATCATGTGGGTGTGTTCAATACAGTGATACTGTAAATTTCAATACTTTATCAGAAGATGATGAGAAGTTTATATTGTCCGCCTATCCATTTACCACTGTAAGAAAACCCACAAATTACATTTTAAATAACTAAATCAAATCATTATGCGACAATTCAAAATTTACCATGCTACCGGGACTAATAGATTCCAGGAAGTAGAAAAACAACCAAGAGTATTAGCTGGAACAATAGAAGCTGATTCTCTTCAAGGAGCTTTTGTTAAAACTCAAAACTTTAATGAGTCTTGGAATAAAGAAAATCCATGCAGAAGTACAAGTGTAGGTGATGTAATAGAATCCGATGAGGGCTATTTCATGGTTTGTGGTTTAGGATTCAAACCAGTTAATGAATGGTAAACTTACATAGAATAAACTAATTTCAATGCTCCTGGCACTACTTAAACCTTGAACAAGTTTAATATAGACCAGGAGTTTTCTAAACTTCTTTCCCTAATGCACTAACTCACGTAGATATAAACTTCTTATGTTGTCACTGGCTGCTATACAGTACAGGACGTTGTAACTCAGGCTACAAAACTGAGATAAGATGTGAAACTACCTGATTAATATCTGTAAAGCATGATCTAAAAGGCTACAGGGTATAAATAATCAAGGACACTGCATGTAGCAAACCTTGTATTGATCAGCTCCCAAGGGTGAGCAGTTGTAATAGTACGATAGGGATTACTACCACAGGGATAAGCTCCTGTAAAGCACTGATTAAATTCGTGGGTAAATTAACAAAGGTAATCTGGCTATTACAACTGAGTGCAGAGGGGAAACTATTTCTTAGTAAACAGGTAATAAAGCCATTCAGTGGTACCTGAAGAAAACCAAAAGGCTAAACTAAGAAATGAAAGCTACCAAGGTTAGAATGACAATCCCTTCCACGTGAAGTGGGATAAGCATGTGGCTAATGCAATTTTAATCAAACTCTCAATCTATTTATTTAGGTTGAGAGTGGTAGTTTTTTATTCAATTAACTAAGTTCAACGGCCCAGACTAATCGTCCCATTTGTTTGGGGATAACGAGAGTAAGTTCTGACACGGATTTATCTACTGGTGTAGGCTCAGTAGGATTAGTTGATTGAATTTTTATTAAAACAATTTAAATCAAAACAAATCATGAGAAAATTAATCGGGATTTTTAAACTTACCATAGCTATCTTGGTAGGAGTAGTAGTCGGTCTTTCAGCAGCATGTATACATACAAGACTAGAATTACATGATTGCCAGGCTCAAGTAGCGAATCAGACTCATCTTGCCACCCAGTACAAAGATTTGCTTAACCAATCCTATATTCTCCAACCAATTGATGACAGTCTATTCATCTATACTGCCAGGGAAGGAGCAATGGCCTCTATGGCCTTTGATTACACAATGGGAACCAGGCTAAAAGATTTCCTGTATAAAGACACAACATTTCATAAACTTAAATTAGATGACGATGAGTAAAAAATCAACAGAAACTCCAGAATCCATGGTAGTACATTATGGTACATTGCCGGAACTTATGTTACAAATACTTCGCAGAAAAGATTTATCCGAAAATTATAAATTGGCTTTTTTAGATCGTATTAAACCTTCTTTACTTTGCAGTGGCAAATATACTCTGCAAATAACTTTGAAAGAGTATAAGGAAATATTTAAAAACCACTTCTAATCCCTCACTGTTTAACAGTTTAAACTTTAAATTATTTACGAAATGAATGGATCCCTCACTCTGGCCAGAAAAATGTCTACGGGCCTTACACCCAATAAAGATACCATCAGGAGTAATACTATTCATGAAATATTGAATTTTATTACTTCCAATGGTATCACCCGTCAAAGATTTCTTACTTTACCATCTGCTTTTTGGAAATTTGAAAAGGAAATATATAGCAAATTAAAACAGCTGGAATATAGTAATTGTAAATTCACTGCATGTGAAAGAGATTACCAGGTATTTAAAATAGCTGCAACAAGGATGATGAGAGGCAATTATACATGGCAGGTAAAATGGATAGATGATTTAGAATGTGAAATGGTTACAAATGGAAAAACCTGTAAACTATTCAATATAGATGTATTTAAATTCCTGGAAGGTACAGATAGCAATAGATTGACCAAATATCCTGATTCAGTAAAAGAATCTTATAACATCATTTGGTTAGATACGATGTCACCGGTATCCTATTTGATAGATAAATTGCCAAGTGTATTGAATTATACCCCTAATGGACCATCTATGATCATAATAACAGTTTTAAAAGGCCGGGAACATAAATCTATATCCGGAACAAGAACTGAAGTCATAAGCAAATGTTTTCCCGGGTATAATCTGGTCAAATCCTGGGAGTATATGGACAGTTGCCCTATGCTACAATTAATGTATTCAAATGTTGAACAAACAAATTTTGAAACTTGTTTACCTATAATTAAATGATTTACTGGTTTACGAATAAAACCAGGGAACTAATAGTAGTCATGGCCCCAAGGCTGGCCGAATAAATCCTGATTAATAAGGCTGTTGCGGTACATTCAACATAAGATATATTGATAAGCAAATACTATTTCTTTTAAATGTCACTCCTCATTATCTTGTTTAAATACAAGGCTCTTACTCAAAACCATGTTGCGAGGGTTATTTGCAATATAGGGGAGGACATTTTATTTTTAAACTTAAAACCAAAATATGAAACTAGAGGTCGTTGAAGAAGGGATAAAAGATATTCCTGTAAAAGAATTGCAATTAAATCAGATTGCAGTAATAACATCATGGGGCAGTGATGGACACCCTTATAATGGGAAAATTATTACATTAGTAAATATTATTAATGGAAGTGCTTTGTTAGTAAATCCTTTGTTAGTATCAATAGGTGAATCTGAAGTATATTGGGATGATTGGGAAAAGTTAAGTGAGAGATTCAGAGTAAGGGTATTATCTCCAGGAACTATACTTAAAATTGTTTAAAAATAAATTTTAAAACTATGAAAACAGTATATATATGTAAAGATTGTGGTTCCGAAAATGTACAAGGAAAAGCTTGGGTAGATTTAAATGATTTGACTAAAATTGATTTTTCTCTTTCTGAAAGTGGTGATAGCGAAGATTTCTGGTGTGAAAACTGCCAAGATCATACTTATACTAATTTAAGGACTTTCTATGTAAAAGACGAAGAAGTAAATTGGGTAGATCCTGAAAATATATCTTCTGGAATTTATAAAATCATAGAAAAGAAAACTGAAGATGAAGAAGATTCAATTTATCTAATCTCAAATGGTACATCTGAAGCTGAAGCTTACGAATTTGAATTAACTCCAGTAAAAACTTAAATCATGACTATAGATGAAGAAAGAGAAAAAGATATTCAACTATTATGCAGTAGTGTACTAAATATGGATATTCAAAGTACTGGAGATTATGGTAGTGGTGCTCAATGTCCATTTTGTTATAAAGATTGCAGATGGGTTGCAAATAATGTAAGTGAAATTGAACATGAGAAAAATTGTGCTGTTTTAATAGCCAGAGATTTATCTACTGGTTTTAACTCTTAAAAACTAACAACATGAAAGAAGAAATTATATCATTTGAAACTGCTAAGATAGCCAACGGAAAAGGATTTAATCATGTAGAATCCAATAATAAAGCTTACCAATTGCCTGAAGGTACTTTAATAGATGCTATACATGGTAATATTACACTTGGATATGTATTAGCACCTACACAATCTCTACTACAAAGATGGTTTAGAGAAGTTCATAATATTGATATACATCCTTCATTTAATCTTGGGATTAAAGAAGATGGTGGTTGGAGTTTGTGTGTTACACTATTAGATTATACTGCCCATGCTCTTACTGTTCTAATTTTCAATAGGTTTGAATACATGCATTTCGAGGAAGAAAGAACCTTTCATACTTATGAAGAAGCATTGGAAGTTGGATTACAAGAAGCTCTTAAACTAATTAAATCAGAAACATGAATAAAATAATAAACTCCAGATATTTCAAATGGTTCAGGAAATTGTATTTAAAGGATTTATATAAGCACATTAAAGAGGCAGGTAATAGTCATAGACTTGTAAGATTTTGTTGTCATTATGAAGGTAATTACAGCATTTTTATTTCTTGGAAAGATTTAAAAGAAGTAAAAGAAAATATGGACTCTGAAACACTTGATAGGTATGGAGGAGCTTTTACTTGTAATCGTTCTTGGTTTCTTACAAACTATGATAGACGTAAATTCCTGGAAGAGTGTCTTGCTAAATTCTGAAAATAAAAACCATACAGGATAATTCATAAACTGTATGTAGTTGGGGGTTAATTCGTAGTTTTAAAAACTATCGCTCTACAAATGTTAGGATGGAAAAATAGGATTAACTATTAACAAGGTTATCACAGTCCTTTAGATGTAATTGTTTGAGTCTATACAGGTCAAAGAGTATAGATAAAATAACAGACACTATAAAATTCATATAGAAATATATGATGTGTTGTTCCCTTGAGAAAGGAAACCATGTCCTGAAGTGGTAGGCATGTACCACTGCAACACAAACGAGTTCTCAGCAAAATAGTAATAGGATAGCAAAAGAGACTAATCTTTGAATCAGGGAGAGAAATCTATGAACTGATGTATAGCTTGAATTACTACCAGACCCAAACAGATAATGCTGTGGGTGCTAAAAATTAAAAAATTATAACATGGAATATACTTCTATAAAAATAGATGGTTATTGGATAGTGGTAGATAAAAGACTTGGGCAAATTCACGAAATTGGAAAAATTGCTTATGCTTATCAATTTAATATAGTATCTAAAATAATTGATAATATTGGCGGTTCAAGCAGGGACGTTGTATTAGAAAATATGCCTCATAATTCAACTTTAGACAGGAGACAATTATACCCTGTAATAGCTTCCCAAAATCCTGCACATAATTTACCTGGAATTATATTCTCTGATGAAGTAGTTAAAGAATTAGGTATTGTTGATTTACATAAATATGCAAAATCAGAGTATGAAAAACCCAATAATAAAACTGCTCAATTTGCTTCTTGGTCACATGGATTTGCGCATGGATATAAACAATGCTCGGAAGACAACAAAGAGAAAAAATATACGGAAGAGGATGTGAGAAAAATTATTATACAATTTGCAACAGATTGTGATAATAATGAAGATTTAATAATGTATGACGGAGAAGATAAAAATGGTAAACGTCAATATAATGATGCTAATAAATGGGTTGAAAATTATATCCAATCTCTTAATAAACAAGAATATAAAGTAGAACTTGAAATGGAAAATGTTGAAGGTAATTGTGATTGCTATGATACTAAATTTTGCAAAGCGCCTAAGCATTTAGAAACAGGAGAAATATGTAAGGATGAAAGAGATTTAAGACCTAAGGTTACAAACAATTGCGTAACTATTAAAAAAATAATAAAATGATCAACAACAATAACTATGACTATGATTGGGCAAAGATCCCAGTAGGTAGTACATTTACTTGCAAAATAATGGGGATTAAGACTTCAGGTAGAATACAAAAACATTCAAAAGATGCTATATTTCTATGTCAAAATGAAAAGGATGGAATTTCGATTTATAATAAATTAGGTTATACATTGTCCTTGGGCATTTCATCAGGTAATTTAGATAATTTACGTACCAATGTAATAACTAATTTAAGAGTCTGGTTACCTGAAAAAGGATTTAAAGTTCCCAAGGTATCAGTTCTTGAAAAATTAGCCGGAATGGTTAATCATAATGTAGAAATTGAGGATACCAAACTAATAGTAGGTTGTAAAAAAATACCTTTTAAATTTGTACATGAACTGTCTGAACATTTAAAAATAATTGAAAAGAAACCTAAGTAATAATTTAAAACAAAACAACATGAAACAATCTATTTTCTTTGCTATTGTAATGACTGCATTATCAGTAGTATTATTTCTTCAAAACTCCGGGACTTTAGCTGCATTTGGAATATTTACAGTAGTTATTGCATGTGCATTATGGTCTAAAATATTCATGGAATTAAGTTTCAAGTCTAAAGCTAAAGAACTTATCCATACATTCCAAGTGTATAATAATGAATCCCAGGCCGGAGTATTCCCAATGAATGAATTGAACATGTATTTTAAACCATGCTTAACTGTAAAACAGAAATCATCTGATCAGCAGGGGTTCAAGAAGTATGAAATTAAAATAAACATGGAAGGTCAACCTGATTCCATTGAAGCTACATTATTTTCTGTAGGTATGTTAGCTCAATCCATCATGTCAGTAAGAATGATGAGAGATTCACGTACAATACAACCAAGAGATCTTCTTGAAGTATCTTCAAATTGATTTTTATTCCCTTTAGCTCAGACAGGTAGAGTGCCACGCAGAAGGTGTGGAGGTCGGTGGTTCGATTCCATCAGGGGATACTATTTATCAAATTTTAAATTTTAAATATGCACGCACAACATATAGGGTATGTAATAGAATGTAATGATCTTGTGGATTTAGATAATGCATTGAGATATTGGAGTTTACAATATTCTGATTGTTATATATGGAGACCAACAGATTTTGATGATACTTATAAATTCATTGGATTTAATGAGTTTGCTATGTTTGGAGCATGGAAAATGTTCCCTGGAATGAGAGTCATTCCTCGTTGTGTTGTAGTACGATATATAGCCGAAAAATCCAGAGAAAATTTACTATCAACTTCAAGTGAATTCGTAACACAGCCTACTTTAGTAATGACAGGTAGGAGTGGTATTTCTGCTTTTGAAGATGCTATTAGACAATATGGATTAGATACAATTAAACAAAATAAAACCCCATCTATGACAAAGGAACAAATAATGGCTAAAGAGCCGGTAAATAATGAAAGAACTCAGTCATTAACTTTAGAAGAACTTAAAGAATTGAGTGATATAGCATGTAACGACTGGCAAAATATATTCTTAGCTAAAGTAAAAGCACATCCATTTGAAAGTAGAATACATTTTACGGATGAACAAGTAGCTCTAATGTTTGTGGAGGCAACTAGAACTGATCAGAAATCTTTTTTAAACTCTCATTTCGAAAATGTTGTAGTGAAACCTAAAGATAGGAATGCATTTAAACCTGTTAATTCCCCGGGAGATTGTAACAATGTTTGTAAAGCTTTTACAGAATTTTCTACGAAAGTATTCAAAGATCCGAGTATATTTATTCCATATACGATGCATGCAGGACCTCAACGTTATAACTATCGGGGCATATATATACTTTCTGGTTATGAAGTCTCTATCTCACCAGCAATGAATGGAGGTACCAGGATTTTAATCTTTAAAAAAGAAGAAGTATGAGTGACTTACTTCATAGTTTTCAATTTCAATTATTTCACTTACAACGACAGGAAATACAAAGTAGGTTTCAACTGGAAAATTTAATAAAATCAACACATATGACACAATCAGAAAAGATGAGTATAAATCCTGCAATGGATAAAGAAGGAGTACAATTAATACCAAGAGAAGGATTAAGAAGACTAACCTCTGTTGCATGCAGCACATGGCAAACTATATTCAGAGAAAAAGCTGCTGCTTATTTATTCGAGGACAAAATTCCTTTCACTAATGACCAGGTAGATATTATGTTTATAGCAGCTGATGGTATTCAAACTAAAATTTTAAATGAATTTTTTACTAAATCAGACCCTATTGATAACAATGCTCTTCTTAAGGATGTAAATTCTGTAGAAGCAGAAAGAATTTTTGCCCCCATTAATTCCTACTTATTTGGTAATAGTTTTGGAATGGGGGTAGCTAATGGATTTGCTCCTCCTGGATTAGAAAATAGATGTTTATTTATAAGCGCTCTATACAAAGCAGAAGTTATAGAACATGCAGGTAAAAGCATTATTAAAATCTTCAAAAGGTAATCATGACACAATCAGATTTAGAGAATTTTGAATCCAGGGGAATATTCAGAGTAGTAATTGAAAACTACAAAGATGTATCCACCATGTTTATATTAAAACGTGGATTAATAGCTGATTGGGCCATATACTACCATCCGGTAGATTACATAGTAAAATCATGGGATTCTGAATTGGAAACTATGATTGAATGCGTAAAACGTACCGGGAATAAACTCCAAGATGAAGACCTGATCAGATCCTTATCGAATTGTGATGAAGAAATGTTTTCTCATTACAGATTTTAAATTTTTAAATAATAAACAATGGATAAATTAGATTTACTGCTTTCAAATGAAGGCTATGACCTAGCTGTTATTATGTTTGAAAAGCGTCAACCCATGCCGGTAGCCAGACAATCATGTACAATATCTGTAGAAGGAAACTGTCTTAAAATAGTGGTACCTAATGGACCACATCCGATGGAGGAAGGCAAAAGAGCATCAGCAACGCATTATATTCCTTTAGAGGAAATATGTGGTATATCTTATTTTACTGAAAATCGTGTGGTTACCATGCCAATCATGGAACCGGTAACTGATTAATATAATTTTTCCTTGGCATTTGTCTCGCCAGGAAAAAAGCGGATTTCCGCTACTCTCGTGTAGTTCAAGAAGAACCCCGTTGTAATTCCTGTAATAAGGTATCGGGAGGTTGCTGGTTCGAATCCGGCCTCGGGAGCTAATTTTTATTTTATGAAGAAGTATGATACACTGGAATACCCGGTAGAAATAGAATATAGTATCAACAAAGCAAGTGCTCAAATGGAGGAAATAGAGGGATTTCCTACCAATATAGCAAAAGATTCAATTACTATTTACAAGGCAGAGATAATCATTGCTGAGAAAAGAATTGATCTCATGCCTCATTTATCCCGTGCTCAAATTACAGAGATAGTCAATTCGGTAGACAAGGAAATTTAAACAATTAAAAACAAATTACATGAAAATTATTCCGAACATTACGTACAAAAGTGTTCTTCAGGGAATTAAGAACATAAAAGAAAGAAATAAAGCCTTTGATGCTTTAGATGAACAATCTCAAAGAATGGAAATAGCTTGGGATACATTACAATTAATAACTTCTAATAAAGTAAAAGGTTCTAATGGTTCTTATTGGGACAGAGCTCTATTAAACTTACAAGTAGATATTATAGATGAAATTGAAGATGGGATGATTTCTAAAGAAGAAGGTTCAAAAGAATTTCAAAAGACTTTAATAAAGAAATTACCTGAAAGTTGTAAAGTATGTGCAAGAGGTGGTGTTATGTTAAGCTTAATAAGATTAGGTAATAAAATATCCCCTACAGAATCTTGTGCTGATAATGGTGATCGTGACACTATAAGAGCTTTTGATATGGATAGTATGTATAATATGGAATCAGAATATGAAAAATCTAGTTACAAGCATCCTTATTGTCATAACAGCACAGAAAAACTTGCAAACATATATTGCAATGTATTAGTAAATGGATTCTTCAATACAAAGGATAAATCAAATTATCTTATTATAGAATATTAACAAGAAAAGTGCTGAGAAGCATTATTCTTACTTTGGCAACGAAATTAGTAGTACCAAATAAAAATTTAAACATGAAAAAATTAAGAGAGAAACTTCAGGAGCAATTTGACCTGATGCAGAAAACCGGTAAATTATTTACAGTGGCTGTCACCGGGCAGCAAGTATGGGAAATATATCTTAACTCATTTAAAAAGGAGAATGATCCTCAATTTCGTGATCCGGAAAGTTCCCAACACAATTGCAATCATTGCAAAAATTTCATTAGAAGGTATGGAAACATAGTAGCCATAGCTCCTGATTTTACTATAATGTCAATTTTTGATATTGAAAATGTTGATCTGGAATATAAGGATAGTATAGAAGCCATGAGAAATATCATACGATCTACTCCAATAAATGAGGTTTTCTTTGAAACCTTTAATGAATTGAATTCTTTGCCTTATGAAACCTGTAAGAATACCAACAGCGTATTCCAGCTTGGCGTAAAATCTAATCCAAAGAGATATACTAAAGAAGAAGCAGATAAATTTGGAGTGGTTAAAGAGAACGAAATAAGGACATTTGAACACTTTAGTCTTAAACTAGATAAGGAGTATGTGGACCAGACCGGTGCTTCTATCGAATCTATCAGGGGCAGTTACCGGGATGCTTATGAAGTGTTTAAACGAGGAATGGAAACTATCTCTATGGATACTCTTGTACTGGTCAAAGATTTGATCAATCAGGGCTCATTACTCAATGGAGATGCTCATCTTAAAAAGATCGAGACTATGATACCATTGAAGAAAAGTTATGGTGATCTGACCAGTGATAAGAAAAGCAATTGGTGCTGGATAACCTCTTACAAATTTCCTCTTGCTAAATTCCGTAATGAACTTATAGGGGTATTGTGCTCTGAGCTTTCAGAAGGAGAGGAAATCAATAAAGCATGTCAATCCTGGAATAAGAGAGTTGATCCGGCCAATTACATGAAGGTTACAGCCCCTATTACAAAGAAACAGATTGAAGAAGCTGCCAAATTTGTTGAAGAAAATGGATATACTGAGTCATTTGACCGGAGATTCGCTACCATGGATGATATTAAGGCTTCAGAAATCTTACATAGCAATGTAGGAGATGCTAAGATTAAACCAGTTTCAATGTTCGATTCTGTAAAATCCACATCTACCCAGCACAAACGTAGTGAGTATGATGGCCTTGAAGAAGTTCCAATCGATAAATTCATGAAAAATATTCTTCCCGGGTGTACTTCTATCGAGGTTTTACTGGAAAACAGGTTCACTAATCATATGGTATCCCTTACCACGGCGAATGTGAAAGAATCAAAGCCTATATTTAAATGGCCGAATAACTATTCCTGGACATTCAATGGAGATCTTGCCGGCATGAGCCAGATCAAGCAGGCTGTTAAAGCTGCAGGAGGTTCCAATGGTGTATTGAATTTCAGATTAGGTTGGAATGAAGATGGATCTGATCATTCGGATCTGGATGCCTGGTGTGGTCAACCTGATGGAAGAAATATAGGGTTTTCAACCGGGTACAGGAAAGATATGAATAATATGTTTAGTACATTAGGGGGACAATTGGATGTAGATGACAGAGGAGGTTCATCCGGACTACATGTAGAAAACATTTATTTCATGGATTTAAACAAAATGAAAGATGGTATATACTCGTTCTGGGTTGATCAGTATTCTACCAGAGGATCAAAAGGATTTAAAGCAGAGATTGAATTCAATGGGGAAATACATACTTATGTATGGCCTTCTGCATTGAGAACCGGACAAGATATTAAGGTAGCCGAAGTAACTTTAAAGAATGGAAAATTTACTATCAATCACTTTATCACTGTTGACAGCGGATTCGGTACTCCTAAAGATCTCTATGGTCTTCAGACCAATCAATTCTATAAGGTCAATCTTATGTGCCTTTCTCCAAACCATTGGAATGATAACCAGGTAGGTAATAAACACTATTTCTTTATGCTGGAGAATTGTAAGGCTCCGGAGTCTATAAGGAGTTTTCATAATGAAAATCTTATCCCGGAAATAGCTGCACATCGTAAAGTACTGGAAGTATTGGGTGCCCAGAATAAGATTCAATCTACGGATAAACAACTTTCCGGGTTAGGATTCAATTCAACTGTCAAGGATCATCTAATAGTTAAGTTACAGGGTACTCATAAACGAATGATCAAAATCACATTTCCATGAAAACATATTACTTTATGATCCATTGGGATAGAGGTATTTATGTGCAAGGATTTTTAGTTCCTAATATGAAAGATGAAAAAGAAGCTTTAAAAGCTTTGAAAAAATCTTTCATAATTTGTAAGATTAAAATAATAGAACGTAAAAATGAAATTGATCCATATAGATTTACCAGCGAATTAAATAGAATAAAAGAGTATCTTAAGGCATTAAAACGCCCATGGAGATTAAATAATAGATCTAATTCATTGAAATCTGTTAGAATAATAGAATTAATACTACCTACCGAATCTGGATATTGGTTAAAAGATATAATGCAGAATAAAACATTGTGTAATATTCATTAAGATTAGAAATCAGTCTAAAATGATGTTATGCAACCAGGGGAAATTTTAGGAGAGAGAATGTGCATAGCCACTTCCAATTAAAGTACCTTGGATTTTTTTAAATTTTAAATAAAAACAAATGGATAATTTTAAATTAGCAAGTAAAGAGAAACTCAGGTTTCCTGGACCTTTAGGACTATTAACTAATGAGCAGTTATGGGATATTAAACTAACCATGCTCGATGCTATGGTAGTTGACCTGGAAGACGCTATCACCAAGACCGAAAAAAGATCTTATCTTAAACGGCCCACTGCTGCAAACAAATTGGCAAAATTGCGATTTGATATTGCACTGGATATTCTTACTACCCGTGTAGAGGAAGCAGAAGCTGAGCAAAAGAAAGCAGAGGATAAAGAAGCCAATGCTAAACTTCTCGACATCATTGCCAAGAAGAAAGATAGTGAATTGGAAAATAAAAGTATAGAAGAATTGGAGAAAATGCTCCGATAATTTCATTTCCTTTGTGGTGTAACGGTAGCACACCGGATTTGGTACCGGCTGTCAAGGTTCAACTCCTTGCTTAGGATCTTGTGCATTAGTATAATGGTTAGTACGTAGGCGCTTCATGCCTTTAATCCAGGTTCGAATCCTGGATGCACTACTTTTCCACTTTAGCTCAGTTGGTAGAGCGCCTCGATCAACTACGGGGAGGTCATAGGTTCAAATCCTATAGGTGGAACTAAAAATTAAAAACATGAGATGGATAACAATTTTTAAAAGAGAGAAGCCAGCTTCAATAATGCCAAATCCAAAGTTTGAGGACAACTGGAAAGCGAAACATTATGAGATAAATGTAAAAGAAGGTGTTTTGGCTTTACAGAATGGCAAGAGCGTAAATATAATGGATGATGGCAGAGGGTACGAATTAGCTTTGGAAATAAAGCATAGATTTATATTAGAATACCAAAAGCAGTTATCCGAAAAAATAAAAATTGATGGGCGAAGTATAATTACAGTATCGTTCAACAATAATAAAAAATAGTTCTTTGTAAATATAATTTTCTGCCGTTGGCTAATGGTTTAAACTCATGTGTTAGGGCGCTAATGCAGTAAATACAAGGTTCGATTCCTTGTCGGCAGGCTAAAATGTTCTTGATTGTCCTTTGTGTGTTGTGGCGGAATATAAAACGCATGGCATGACGGTTAGCTCAGAATTAGAGCGATGGGTTCATCTCATAGGTCGCGATTTGAAATAATAATAATTGCACCGTTAGTAACAATGCCAATTCGGAAGTACAACGAGTGTAGGTAAAAATCCTACCAACACATGAAGGCAATCATCTTTTAAAATTAAATATTATCAATTATGAATTACTTATTATTACTTATTCCAATTGGATTATTTTCTCTTTTTATATGGTCAACTAAGTCATTGCTAAAGCAATCTAAAAATGATTGGGAAACCCTTAGGGATTTACAAAAAAGAGCAAATGCTGTTAAAACAAAAGAGGAAATAGAACTTCTTCATGCAGAACTTATAGAGAAAGGAAGCACTATATTTAACAAAGATGTCAATGCAAAATTAGGAATGGTTGAAGGATACTTACGTGGCATGTACCAACAATTTAAAGAATGATAGTATGGCTAAAAAATTAAATAGTATGGACAATATAGATATAAAAATATTTGATTTTATAATGTGGTGCGCAATGATATTTATATTACTTATTCTTTTCGGATTTATTAAATAAAAACAACATGAAAAAATCGACAAGATGGCTATGGGCTGGTGTAATAGTAACGCTGTTGTCTGCCGGATATTTTGTAATCATCGGTCATTCCGAAACGGCATGGTATATCGCAGGCGTAGCATCTATTTGCTTTGCTAATTTAATAAATTCACAAGATGAAAACTAAATAATACAGTATGAAAAATAAATTACCCCCGTGCTTTGCTTTCAAAAATACAGGTAAGCATCCACGAAAAGATGAAATAAAAAAGAGGTTTAACGAGTTGGATAAATCGTTTAAATGGGAATTTAGTTGTATAGAGTGGGAATTTAGTTGTATAGAGTTTTGGTATGGCAGAAAGCAAACGGGATTTTATATTACACATAGTTTATTGCAAGATTTCGGGTCAACCGTTGTAGAGATAACCGAAGATGAATTTCTGGCAATGACTGAACCTGAACTCACAGAACTTCCTAAAGTATTTGCCTTTAAAAATGACCCTGATAGCCCGAACCATGAATTATTGAAGGAGAGATTTAATAGTCTTGATGATAACAAAGGTAATCATGTAAATCTGGTATTGAATTATTATTATGGCATTTTAGAAGATGGCACAATTAATTCTGATGTTACTTTATGGAGTTTCGGCAAAGGCGTTGTAGAAATTACCGAGCAACAATTCTTAGATTTAACAGAACCGAAACCTGAACTCACTAAATTGCCGGATAACTTTTACTTTCAATATGTAGATGAAAAGGATAGGGAAGTGTTGAAGGAGAGGTTTGATAAATTAACTAAAGTTAATTTAAGTTTTAATGGCCTTGATTGTTATTATGGTGTAGTTGGAAAGGGGTGTGTGGTTCAATATAACAAAGATTCATTTCCAAATTCCACCGAGATCACCCAACAAGACTTCATAAGGCTGACAGAACCTAAACAATCTCTTGCAAAAATTAAATACATATTAAAAGCTAGACATAGTGACAATCAAACTGATATAATTATTAGCAGTATGGGATTTAAATACCCCAAGGACGGTACAATAGTAAGTTATGAAAATTTGAATGGTTTGTATAATAGTATAATTCAACTTAATACTTCTATACCTGGATTAACAACTAGCTTTTCAACTGTAAATATAGGATGTTTACATGATGTCTATCTACAAGATATAAAAGAATTACTTTCCGTTTACAAATCAAATTTCATGAAATGATAGAAGCAAAAATGGTGGCCGATAGTATAGGAGAATACGGAGATCGTATATCTTCCATGGTTGTAACTTTTCCAAGAATAATTCTGGCAGAGTTAAACACGCACAGAATGTTCAGTAGAAACTCAGCTTCGAGCCGGGCAATACCGTTCAACAAAATGGTTAAATCTGTTCAGGAAAATCCTTTTATTCCAATAGCCTGGCAGAGAGATCATAAAGGTATGCAAGGTACAGAGTATATTACTACAGAAAATGGGATCTATGTTTGTGAAACCGGGTGGCTAGGAGCAAGAGATAAAGCCATAGAACATGCCGAATGGTTAAACAGTTGTAATATAACCAAACAGCTTTGTAATCGGCTACTGGAACCTTTCATGTGGCATACTGTATTGATAACAGCAACAGAATTTGAAAATTTCTTTGCATTGAGATGCCCTCAATATAATCTGATAGATAACGGAATAAGTTACTCCATAAGATCTAAAAAAGACTATCTAAAAAAAGTAGTAGAACTCGGGGGTACGCCAGATACAACAGATTTACTTGTACCTGATAGATTAGCTAAAAATCAAGATTATTGGTTACAGATAAACAAAGGACAGGCTGAAATACATATGATGGCACTTGCAGAAGCTATGTGGGATTGTATGAATGAAAGTACTCCTAAAGAATTAAAAGCGGGAGAGTGGCATATACCATTTGGAGATAGATTTGATATAGATGAAACAACTAAGATAATAGATCAATCTAAAGATTCTTTAGAAATGATTCCTATTAAAATAGCCACGGCCAGATGCGCCCGTGTATCTTATACCTTAGTTGGCGATGAAGAAAAAGAAGCTAATTATGAGAATGATATAAAGCTTCATGACAGGTTAGCTAAGAGTGGTCATTGGAGCCCATTTGAGCATTGTGCAAAAGCTATGAGTAGTAAAGAATATGATTCCTGGCATAGAGGAAATTCCAAACAAACTGGAGGTCTGGGATGGTGCGGAAATTTCAGAGGTTTTATCCAGTACAGAAAATTATTTGAAAACGAGAACATAATAAAATAAAAACAAAAATGAAAACAAGTCAAGTCACTTTAATGGTAATCTTATTAATGAGTCTAATTGTATTAGGCTTATGGGGTTGCCCACAATACAATGTTTATTCTCAAAAGAAAGAAGGAGAAGCGTTATTGGCCCATGCACAAAGTAGTCGTGAAGTTGCTGTTGCTGAGGCAAAAGCTAAAATGGAATCAGCAACATTATTGGCACAGGCTGATACTATCAGAGCACATGGTATTGCACGCTCAAATCAAATTATCGGGCAATCATTAACAGATGCCTATTTACATTGGTTTTGGATCGATAATATTGATAAAAGCAATAATGTAATTTATGTACCCACGGAAGCCAACTTACCAATTATGGAAGCCGGGAGACTATTTAGGAATAAATTAGATAGTGTAAATAATAATATCAATAGCATTAAGTAATTATGCTGGGAGATGTAGCAAAGTTGGTCAATGCACCAGGTTGAAGATCTGGCCATGTTAGTTCGATTCTAACCGTCTCCGCTAAAAATTTAAACATGACAATACATACTTCCATAGGAGAATTAAATTCAGAGAAAGATTCTATGTTATTCGTATTTGAAGATGATGAGGAATACAGTTCATTTATGACCAGGCTTTTACAAATGCCGGTACGTACTTCAGGAATTAGAATACTCACGATGATTCCTGAAAATATGAAATTAAACCCGGTACAAGAGATGATTCTTGAAGTAATAGAAGGGTTAGATGGGGCTGGATCTGATAACCAAAAAGAAAATGATGCTATATGTAATAGCGCTATAGACAAATTGAATAAATTGATTGATGACAACTAATTTAAACATTTAAACCAACATACAAAATGCAAAAAGAAGACTTAAGAGTCGGATTGAAAGTAACTTATACTTCTCCAGATAATACTACTGAAAATGGAATTATAAAAGCTTTCAGTGGTAATAATGTATGGGTAGTATTTCATTGTAATAATCAATGGTCGAAATACTATGATTACACAGGGCAGGCAACAAATATTGAAGACCTTACAAAAGGTTGGAACGTAAAATATTAAAACAAATGGCAAAAGACTATTTGCGAAAAGATTAAACTAAATAAAATGGCAATTATTGGAATTTCAGGGCGTAAACAATCGGGGAAAAGTGTATCCGGTAAAATTATACAGTATCTTACTGCTCCCAGAGTTGCAGAGTTTACTATAAACGAGTTAGCAAACTTTGCAAATAATAATTTAGTAGGTCAGGCATTAGCCAATACAAGTAATTTTGAAACAAAACAGTTTGCTTATAAATTAAAGCAGATTGTATGTATTCTAATTGGGTGTACTATGGAACAATTGGAAGATAATGACTTTAAGGAAAAGGAACTTGGAGAAGAGTGGAGAATACATAGAGTATTATATGATGAAGGATTTGGTCCAGTATTAGTAGGTATATTTAATACCCAAGAAGAAGCCACTAAAAAATGTCATGAATATGTTTTAGCTTACCAAGATACACTTATATTAACTCCAAGAAAAATTCTTCAACTTATGGGAACAGATTGTGGTAGAAAAATAATTCACCCTAATATCTGGATCACTTCTTTAATGAATGAATATATAGAAGAAGATGGGTATAAATATGAAGTGCAACCTTTAGGGGGATTGGGTATGAGTGGGGAACAAAAACTACTAATGAAATCTGAACCTGAGTATTTCAATAATGGATTCCCAAACTGGTGCATAACAGATGTAAGATTCCCTGAAGAAGTAAAAGCCATAGAAGATAAAGGTGGGATAGTATTAAGGATTGATAGACCTATTGAATACTATATGTGTGATGAATGTATGACTGAAGATATACTTCCTTATGAATTAAAAGAAGAGAATACATGCCCTAGATGTGGTTGTACTGATGAAGGTAATTTAACAATGGTTGTACCTATTCCAGATACTCATGAAAGTGAAACAGCACTGGATGGTTATCCATTTAAACATAGAATAGTTAATGATGGAAGTATTGAAGATTTGGTTGAAAAGATAAAAGATTTTTTAACAGTAAATAAAATTATTACATGAAAATAGAACTAAGTAAAGAAGCTCAAGAGCTTTTGGAAACTGGTACTTGTATAAATGGAAAATACTACTATCTTCCTTATTGGTTTGAGAAAATTGGAAACAATATATTCACTGTATATAGTTTTGAAAAACTTCCGAATGAAATAAAATCTATAATAATAAACCATCGTCTTCCAGGAATAAATAAAATTAAAACTAATGAAGAAAATAAAACGGGTTAATGACAACCGGTGGAAATTCATTCTATTCGTAGTAGTGTATTTCCTGGGTATGATTTCTTTTGGCCAGGATGATATAAGAGTATATGCCTTTGCTGCTATCATGTACATAGGATTGTGGGTAGTGATACAGGCAATTCAATTCGATTTCAGTAAAGAGATCCGGTTAAGGATAAATTACAATCATGTAAGAGTAGGCGATTTATTCACACTTGCATCAAGTAACCGATATTCATGTTATGTGATAGAAGTAGATACTCTCCAGGTAATGGATATTGAATATGCCGATATAGTAGTTTATCCTATAAAGCCGGCATCTAAATTCGTCACTTATTTAAAAATTAAATGGATACTATTTTGTTATGCCATTAATACACAACCAATAAAATACGTAGAATGAAAAAAGAAAAAAATTATGGATGCGGATTGGTCTTAGGTTTCCTTACAGCAGCCTATACAGGAAGCTTCTTTCTAATGAAGCTGGATAACGTAGGACTAGGCATAATGCTCTCCGTAATCTACTGCTCTTTACTCCTGATCGCATTCAGAGAAACAACTGTTTACCAGAGAAGGTAACTTCTTACAGTTTAAACCCCATTGGAAAAATTAAAAACAAATAAAAATGGAAGACTTAAAACAATTAAACCTCACAGAGGACGATTTCAAAATGATCGTAGATGGTCTGGATCAGTTGCCTAGCAGAGGGGCTATAGGAAATATGATGATGCATATGCTTACTGCTTCTATGTCCGACGAGAAACCTGAAGCTAAGGAAAAAGCAATGAAAAGATTAGAAGAAACTGAAAAAAAGGAAGAGAGAGAAAGAACTATCCTTGTAGAAAATATAAAAATTCTCCAGGGCAAATTGCTTATGTTTAAACGGTTTCTTCAACAAGAAGGAGCATTGCAACAAGCAAAGAGCATTACTGAAAATGCTCAATAAATTAAACAGTGGGTATTATGTATCCACTGTTTCAACTTTAAAAAATACCATAGAATGGATGTATTATATAAACGTACTAAAACCGGTGCTTCTCAATATTGGAAAGTTGAAGTTATAGCCGGGGATAGTATAGCACAAATTAGAAAAGAATCCGGGAAAATAGGAGGAAAACCTGTTATTCACCTGGATACTATTTCAGAAGGAAAGAATATTGGAAAATCTAATGAAACTACACCGGAAGAGCAAGCTGTATCACAAGCTCTATCTGATTGGAAAAAGAAAAAAGATGAAGGGTACAAGAGTTTGAAAGATTTAAACATTGGTATTTCTGGGGATTTAATGCATTATTCGATTGATCATGTGCCATATGAAACGCTAACAGAGGCTTTAAATGCCGCTCTGCCTAAATTCAATACGGATGCTTCAGGGAATGTAAAGCCAATGCTTGCCAAGAATGTGAATTGGAAAAAGGTAAAATTTCCATGCTATGTTCAACCTAAGTTAGATGGTGTACGGTGTTTAATGGTAGTAAACTTCGAAGATAAAATATGTCCGATTCGTTTTCTTTCCCGTAAAGGAAAAGATTATTTAACTTTTGGTCACATTTCATCTGATGTAATAACATGGTTAGCTGCTACTGACGATCCATTTCAATCTTTTATCCTTGATGGAGAAATTTATTCGGATGAATTATCATTCCAGGGGATCACTAAGGCTGTAAAGAAACTATGTCCTAATAGTCTTAAACTTAAATTCAGGGCTTATGATGTAGTGTCAGATGAATCACAGGAAGACAGGTTTGAAATTATGACCAAATTGGTTGAGGCAATTGAATCTGATTACATTGTACCGGTAGAAACTGCATTGGCATTAACTAAAGAAGATGTAATATACTTACACGATAGCCATGTTAAGAATAGTGGGTATGAAGGCGCTATGATCCGTCTTCTGGATGGAAAATATGAACAAGGTTTCAGATCCTATTCTCTTATGAAAGTGAAAATCTTTGATGAAGATGAATTTGAGTGGGTAGGATGGGAATTTGGAGTAAGAGGTAACCAGGATTTACTGGCAATATGTAAAACCAAGGATGGTCAGGTATTTAAACCGGTTATGTTTGGAACTATTGCAGAGAAGACTGAGCTTTATGAAAAATCTCCTACTAAAGGAGCTAAGATGATAGTAAAATATTTTGGATTAACTGATGGAGGAATACCAAGGCACCCAAATGGAAAAGGATTCAGAGATTACGAATAAAATAAAAACTATGTCAAAATTTAAACTCACTTGTTATAAAGGTGTAGATGATTTACAATCTGAATACGCCTTTGTAGGAAGTTCTCAAGGAGATCATTCCAAAACTAATTCCATCCAAGAGTACAAAGACTCAAAAGGATGGTTAGTATGTATATGGGAAGGAGTTGATTTGACTGATCAGGATGCTATTGATAAAGAGGCTATTCGCCGGCATGAAGAAAATTTAAACTACATTGACCAATTAGTGAAAAGTGGGGAATATAAAAAACCTTATACTATTACTATAGAATTCGAACATAGTAAAATATTTGATAAACCTGGTACAATGCCAAAGGAATCTCCACTACAAAGTTTCAGATTAATGTTTATAGATAACTCAAAACAAACACATGATAACAGGAACAATTCTTAAAAATGGTACTATCCAATTGGTTATTACCGGATCGGATGAAATCGATAACGCTGTATTGAAACAGCTTAATGGCGCTACATGCGAATTGATCGCTGAAAATTTCCGAATAGGAGATAAATCTATTACCGGTGGCCTCATGATTAAACCAGCTAAAGAGAAAAAGTATGAATTACCAGAGTCTTGAATCCATTACACCGGTACTGGTTCTTGATGAAAAGATGAAACTAATAACCAGGTACAAGTCCATATCAAAAGCGGCTTTGTACCTGGATGTTTCTCCTAAAGTGGTTATAAGATTAGTTAATTCTATTCATACTAAACCTTACTGGTCAAAGAAATTGGAAAAATTTGTATACTTGCGTAAAACAGAAGAAAAATGATAGAACAGGAAAGACCGGATAAAGCCATTATGTATATGGCTGAAACACCGAAAGAGAGAGAGGAATTAAAAAAGATGGTAGGAGGGCCTAATTTGTATGGGCATCTAATGAGGCCTACAGGTTCCCATCCTAAACATAGAGGCTATTCCAGGAACAGGAAAGCTACACTTGGCCGCAGGTATAATTTCATAGAGAGAATAAAATGGAAAGGTAATCCCATGCATGCAATTGCTGCGAAGAAGATAGGAACAGGGAGATACTTTAAACAGATTATTCAAACTAATGGAAGATGATATACTTAATTGGTATTGCGCCGGAAAGTGAGAAATATAAACCTGGTACATGGGAAGAATTTACCAAATGGGCAATGGCTTTAGATGAATTTGAATTAGATATTGAGACAGATGTAACTCCTTATTGGTGCAACAAAACTATTATTACTATACAATTAGGTTTTGAAGATACCCATTGGGTGTTACAGGTTTCTCAATTGAATGAAGAACAAATTCAATGGCTGAAAGATTACCTGGGAAATGCTTCCAGGTTGAAACTTATTCACCATGCTCAATTTGAATACATCGTATTAAGATTTTGGGGAGTTGAAATATCCAATGTATTTGATACGATGGTAGTAGAAAAAATTCTTACCGGGGGTATAGAAAATGCAAATTATTCATTGAGTGATCTATCAGAAAAGTATTTAAATAGTACATTGGATAAGAGTGAGCAAACTACATTTGGAGATGATATACTTACTGAGAATAAAGTTCTATATGCTGCTAAAGATGTACAAATCCTAAGTAGTATAAGAACTAAGCAAATGCCTGAAATTACCAAATGGAATCTTGGGGCATTGCTTGACCTGGAGAATAAAGTAGTACTAACCTTGGGGGAAATGACTTACCATGGTATGACTTTAGATCAAGTCAAGTGGGCCGAAAATGAAGAATGGGTAAAACCTTTCATAGAAAAATCTCTCATCAATTTAAATTCGTGGTTATTAAAAGATCCTCACCTTAAAGCTAAGGCCATAGAGTTAAAATATCTTTCTACGGAAGATATGCTTTATTGGAATTTAAATGCTCCAGGACAGAAAAGGGAATTTTTAGGACTACTTTATCCAGATATTCCAGGTGCCACTAAACCTATATTGAAAAAATATATTCGGGACAATAAAGAATTAGGGGTTGATGATATTATGCTTTTACAGGATGTTCAGGTAAAAGATTATGGTCGTCTTGAAACTATTTTACTTAGAGATCACAGGGAATATTTAATTCAACATGGGTACTTATTACCTGCAGGTGAAATAAATTTAAACTGGAATAGTATTAAGCAGGCTCTTGAATTACTGAAAGCCGTAGAGCCCAGGTTAAAGAGTTTGAGTGATAAGGACCTGTCCAAAGCTACTCACCCGGTATTCGAAGATTTAAGTAATTATAAGGATAACCTTAAACTTGTGGATACCTATGGAATGACTTTCATTGATAAGCATCTTGAACCGGACGGTAAAATAAGAACTCAATATAACCAGATCGTAAGTACAGGAAGACTGAGTTCCAAGAAGCCTAATATGCAAAATATACCGGCAAAGGAAGGTATAGGAACCAGGTATAGAAATGCTTTTATATGTAATCCTGATTGGGTTTATGTAGATAGTGATTATGTATCTGCAGAACTGGTGATCATTGCTTATATCTCTAATGAAGACGTATGGAATGAGGCACTTAAAAAAAATTGGGATTTGCATAGTGTATGTGCAGAATTGGTATTTGGAAAAGATTGGGTACAATCAGCCAATGAAGATTGTACATACTACAAGATAGTTAATGGCCAACAGCTTAAACAAAAATGTAAATGTAGCCGGCATAAAACAATGAGAACTTCAGTTAAAGTGGTTTCATTTGGATTATGTTACGGTATGAGTGCATTAGGATTATCTCTTAAGCTTAAAATATCTATGAATGAAGCTACAGCCTTGATGAATAAATATTTTAAAGCATTTCCAAAGATCGCAGGGGTATTGAAATATTTAAGTGAATTCGGAATTAAATATGGATATTCTAAAACTCCGGCACCATTCTTTAGGAAAAGATGGTATCCATTCTGGAAATTCAGCGAATATAGAATTCCTTATCATCTTAGTGGAGTTCAAAAAGACCCTAACCTGGCCGCTATTGGCCGGCAATCTTCCAATCATCCTATACAAGGTTGTAATGCAGATGTAACCAAGCTTGCATTAGTAAAAATATATGAATGGATAAGAGAAAATGGATACCAGGATAGGATTCATATAGTAGCTCAGATTCATGACCAGGTTACCACCATATGCCATAAAGATGTAAGTGAAATGTGGAAAGTGAAAATGGATGAGTTAATGTGTATTGCAGCTAAGATGGTACTTCCGTCCGGCCTGTTAAAAGCCGAGACTTGTATATCAGACTGTTGGACAAAATAAATTAAATCTTATGGAATTAAACTATTGGATAGTGCCCGGGCTGGACGCATCTGAAAAACCTTCTGATGCTGTAATTACTACTATTATATTTAGTGCTGTAGAAATTGTTACCTCTTATTCATATGATACTCTTACTCTTAAAAAGAGAAAAAGATCAATGGTTCATGCCAGGCAACTTATATTTTATTTTCTTAAAAAATATACTTCCTATACACTCAAAAATATAGGGAAATTTTTTGGAAAAGACCATACTACAGTTATTCATGGTATTCAAACCATAAATGATTTACTCTATGTAGAGGATAAAGAAATCCTTGAATGGGAGCAGGATATAAATATTCTTATAAGACAGTCAATTAATAACACACGATATGACAGAGACAAATGAAAAGGTTTTCAGTGATCCTCAAACTGAAATGTCAGACTCTGCCCGACAAATTCTATATGCCGATTTATCCCGGGTATTGTATTTTGTACGGATAACTGAATTGCATTTGGTAGGCCTTGGTAAATCCAGGTATCTCCATCCTAATTTAAAGCCTGCTAAGATCCTGGAGATGTTGAAAGGATATGATCAAAGAGTACGTGCAGCAATGCCGGTACAACTTAATCATTCACTTACTGCGGAATTATCTAAAGACAAAGTATTGGATATTTCAAACTTTGTTGAATTAGCCGGTAAGGTTCATGGAGAAGTTTATGAATCAATCATGTCCGGGATGGTAGATGTAGTAGAAAAGCTTGGGAAGACTAAACTAAATCCAAGAAAGTATAATGCCATATTCAGATTTCTTATTGCGGAACTGGATGCGGAAGATGGTGGGGAAACGGCTATCTGGTACAATGATAAAACCGATAGCATTACATTTAAATTAACTCAACCTAAATCAAAGAACAATGATATTAAATGAAGGTCAGCTACTGGCCAGGGACAAAACTGTTCAATATGCCATTAATGATTCTCCATTCAATTATTTTCTTTTACAGGGAGTAGCCGGTTCAGGTAAAACAACTACAGTAGCAGAAATTATCGATAGGATACTTTATCTTAAACCTGGTATCGCAATAGCTATGACCGCTCCTACTCATACGGCAGTCAAGATTTTAAAATCAGCATCCAGAGTCAAAGAAGAAGTCACATTTGCTACTATCCATTCTTTATGTAGTTTTAAACAAAATATAAACTATGTAACAGGCAAGGTAACCTATGTGCGGGATGAGAATCGTTCGGCCAAGATTGAACGAATGGATATTATAGTCGTGGACGAAGCCAGCATGCTCGATTCTTATATGTTTAAAACCATTGAGTACTTCAGGAACAGGAATAATCTTAAAGTCATCTTTGTAGGGGATGTTGAGCAATTGGAACCAATCGGTGAAGTAATGTCCAAAGTATTTATGCCGGAGAATCAGATCAAGTCAAAAATTGGAAAATGTGCTCTTACTGAAGTAGTAAGGCAAGCTAAAGATAACCCTATTATTGCGTATGCAACAGCTATAAGATTGGATCAGAAATTCATGGGCCGTGGTATCAAATATCTTCCCATTGAAGTAGAACCTGTAATGGAAAAATTAAAAAAGTATTTTGTTACAGAGGAATTTGCGAACGATTCAAACTATGCTAAGGTATTGGCCTATCGTAATATTACGGTAAACCGGTTCAATGCTATTATTCGTGAATTAGTGTATGATTCAAAAAATCTTCCTAAGATACTGGAAAAAGATTGCTTAATTGCCGATAAACCCATTATTAAATTCAATCCTCTCATAAATAAATGGCAAATGATAATGTCCACTAATGAGGATATGAGAGTTGTTGATATGATAGATGATAATCATCTTATACAAGTGTCTTACATGGTCCATGACGCTTATCCATATGAAGTTACACCGGCAAGTAAACTTATTCTTGAAGCTCTGATGGATAGTATCAGCAGTACAGATAAATTGAAACTGGCTGCATGGAATGAAATAGATCCTCTCACGATCTATATCTATGAATGGAAAAAATACACTGAAACTTTCAGGGTATACAATGTAGTTGTAGAGCATATAGTAGATGATGAACCTGTAGAGCATGTTATAAACATTCTACATGAAAGTGATCAGGCCAAATTTGATAAGATACAGAATTCCATTAAGAATGCCGCATTAAATCAGAAGACCACCTCTATAAGAGGAAAGTTGTGGATCCAGTATTATGCGTTGGAAAATCATTTTGCCTGGGTCAAGTACAATTATGCTATTACAGTTCACAAAAGCCAGGGGTCTACTTACCAGAATGTAATTGTACATGAATGGGATATTGATACTCAAAAGGATGCTAAAAAGCGAAAGAAACTAAGGTATGTTGCTGCCACAAGGGCTAGTCAACGATTATACATTTGTAAACAAATAAATAATGATAGATGAAGATAAAGCCAGGGTAATAGAAAGCGCACGCAAAGATTTCATTGAAATGAACGATACTGTAGACCAGTTATTAGTTCAATTCAATGCATTTGGTTCAGAGCAAACCGTATATGTACTGAGAGGAGATATAAATAAGTTTAAACAGGATTTAAAACGAATGAACAATCTCCTGGATCGTATACAGAATGACCTGGCCAAAGATGGTACATGTATTATTGAACCTATTGATAAAGTATCATGACAAAAGAAGAAGCTCTCCAGAATAAGATAAAAGCCCAAAAGCTGGGAGTAGATTTATGGTTCGCATATGAATGCATAGGTTCCCTGGTTTGGGCTACCGGGGTTGGAAAATCAAAAGCTGCCATTGATTGTATTAAACAGTTATTGGGGGTTAACCCGGGTTACAAAGGCCTGTTAGTCACTCCCACTGAGGAGATGAGAGATAATGACTGGCCTTTGGAGTTCTCTAAATGGGAACTGGATATTACTAATCTTAAATTAATTTGCTACGCTTCCTTAGGTAAAGAAGATTTGGATGATTATGACTATGTAGTCTATGATGAAATTCATAAATTAACTACTCCGAATCTAATTAAACTGAAGAAGAAGATGAGTTTCGGAGGAATCAAAGCTCTTGGTCTTACCGCTACATTTCCGGTAGCACATTTTGAAGAGGATAAAGAAAGAGTAGATCTTCTTACTTCCCTGGTGCCGCCGATTTATACTATTAAAACAGATGAAGCAGTGGACCAGGGTTTGATCGCTGATTTTGAGGTCAGAGTATTAAAGTTTAAACTTGATAATGTGACCAGGAATGTGCCTTGTGGGACTAAGAAGAATGAAATGAGAACTGAGGCTGAGCATTATGCGAAGCTTACCAAGAGAATGCAGTTTGCGGTTATGAATAAATCTGAAGGATTAAAATTCATGATGATTTCAAAAAGAGCCCAGTTGCTATATAATCTCCCTTCAAAGCTCAGTCTTGCAAAAGTAGTAATGGATAAAATGTGTAAAGGCAAGAGAACATTAATCTTTGCCGGCAGCATTGACCAGGCTAACGAATTATGTGGAGACCAGGTGTACCATTCGAAAAGTGATGATACCTATCTTATCAAATTCCAAAATGAAGAGATAGATAAGCTTGGAGCCGTTAAAGCTCTCAATGAAGGAAAGAATTTTAATAACCTGGAACAGGAACTCATTGTACAAATCGATGGAGTTGATAGAAACCTGGTCCAACGCATTGGAAGATGTGTAAGAATCAGGTATGATAACATGTCTTTTAAGGCCCTGATAGTTATCCTTGTAGCTATGGGAACGGCAGATGAAAAATGGTACAAATTATCTAAAAAATCTTTTGAAACCAGTAGAATAAAAGAGTATATTGTGTCCCCAAATTAAAAATTCAGCTTATGGATATAATCGAAGTGATGGAATGGATGATGAAAAATGCATACCTGTACACTACTACAAAAAACGGATTTATTCTTCAGCCAAAGTTTAAAAAAGATTTGGAAGCTGCCTTGAAAAAACCTAAATTTACAACCCCTCCAGAAATAAAGCCGGCTAAGGAAACTGAGAAAAGTTTGGAAGTAATTCCTCTCAAATCTCAGTTTCCGGAACCAGCTAATTATAAAAAGTATATTTATACTGACTGGGTTGATTTCTATCAAAATTTCATATCTATATGTAAAGTACCGGCTCACCTGGAGTCTACTAATTTTAATACATACAGTGGAAATAAGTATACAGAAGATGGAATGAAAGCATTTCAAAAAGCACTTAAGGAAGGTTATAGGTATGATATTCTTTCGGCCGCCATTGCTTTGTATTATAAATCTTCTATAAGATGGAAAAAATCTATTGGGAATTACATGACAAGCGGAGAATGGAGAAGTGATTATTCAGAGCTTCTTGATAAAGCGAATAGTGGGGCAGAGGAATTAAACAAACATATTAAAAATACTATTGACAATGGAACCGGAACCAACTATGAATTCGGGTAAAAAAAATGCATGGACTAACTGGGAAAACCAGAAGGCAAACAGTTTTATTTACCAGGTTCAAAGTGGAAAGAAAGGTCTGAACTTTGGACTCGACAACGGTTTGCAAAGGATTAATCGCTATTTGTATGGAACTCAACAAGGACGATATTATTTAATTGGAGCAGATAGCTCAGTAGGTAAAACTACTTTAGCAGATTTCATGTACATCTTAAGTTCATGGTCTTCTGCGAAGAAAAGAGGTATACCAATTAAAATATTTTATTGTTCCCTGGAAGTTTCCAAGACAGATAAAATAGCACGATGGGTTAGCTATTATATATTTCTTACCACTGGCAAGTGCATGCCAAGTGAGTTTATTTTAGGAAGGATAGAAGGAAATACTATCAGTGATGATGATCTTATTTTAATCATGGATGCTTATGAAAAAGTAAATGCAATGATGGAAGATATTATCATTATGGATTCCGGAACTACCCCTACTGCAATATATGAAAGTATAATAGAACATCATTATGAAAAAGAGGGTACAGTAGAAAGAAGGAAGCCTTCAGTTTCAGATGCCAAAAGAGGATACAAAGGGGATGTAATTGGTTATACTCCTAAAGATCCAAAGGCTTTTACGATTCTTGCCATAGATCATCTCGGGCTACTTGACACCGAAGATGGACTTGATCTTAAAGGCACTATGGATCGTATGAGCAAAAATGGAATTAAACTGAAGAACATCTTTAAAACTACATGTATATTTATTCAGCAATTTTCTACGGACTTATTACATATGAAAAGAGAAAAAATGATGTCCATGAAAGCTACTAAAAAGGCTTCTGTAATCATACCGACCAGGCTTGATTTCGGTGATAGTAAAACTACGTATAGAGATGCTGAAATTGTAATTGGATTAGTTAAACCATTCTTGTTTGAACTTGAAGAATTCTGGGGATTGAATACCTCTAAAGTCTCCTCAGGAGGATTAGGAGAGTATATGATAGCTCAATGTTTAATGAAAAACAGGTATGGTACAGCTAATAGAATTATGCCTTTATTTATTAACCCTATTGCAGGCACAAGCTATGATTTACCAAATAGTTTAGACCAGTCCGAAATGGAACCTTGGTACGATAGAGCAAAAGAGTTGGATAATATTGTTCAACTTTATACTCCTAAAATTTGATAAATGGCTAATGTAATTGCAATTGTAGGTGATACAGGGACAGGTAAAAGTGCTTCTTTAGAAAGTTTAAACCCTAAGGAAACATTTATTATCAATTGTTCAAACAAGCCTCTTCCTTTTGGAGGTAGTACTGAATTATATTCTCCCGAGAAGAAGAATATGATCAGTATGGCAAATGCTCCTTCAATACTGGCAGTAATGAGGGAGATTGATAAAAAGGCGCTTCATGTAAAGAATTTAATTCTTGATGATAGCGGGTTCGTAATGACGGATATTTTCTTCCAAAAAGCTATGGAAGCCGGGTATACTAAATTTACTGAAATAGCCAAAGCTTATCAATCTATTCTTAGTGAAGCTAAGAGTATGAGGAATGATCTTAATGTAGCATTCATGCTCCATGAAGAAGATGAAGTAAGTAATGCAATCAAGGTAAAGAAAAAGGCTAAGACCGTGGGAAAATTGGTAGATGACCAATACAATCCACTTTCTATTGTAACCATTGCTCTTTTCACTCATGTTTCTTTCGATAAGGAGCTGCAGGCGAAATACCAATTCGTTACTAACCGGACCATGATTGGCGGAGTGGAAATACCGGCAAAAAGTCCAAAAGGTATGTTCAAAGAAATTCTTATACCTAATGACTTGGATTTAGTGTTTAAACAAGCTACGGCTTATTATAAGGGTGTCTAATTTAAAATTGGAATAACATGTCAAATTTTCTTGATTTCTTAGAAGGTGTAACTTTAGAGGAAGTTACTAAACCCTCACGCAAAAGTGGAGGAAAAAAAGAATGGAACCCATCAGGTATGGGTATCCGGGTTTTTAAAGATGGAAGAGTATTTCCATCAGAGGAATTGGTTAATAAATTTAACCTGGAATATCCTGAGAGAACTGCAAATACAGATGCCGATTCTAAAAAAGAATATGATTTTGTAGGTGGTCCGGGTAATGGTTTCGATCTGGTTGATAGCCGTTCATGGGCACAATACAAAGGAGATAAGCATTTTCTGGCTCTTGCTGTAGTGCCTAAAGATCAACCTAAAGTTGATTTGTTCTCTACTACCCGCTATGACGAAGAAACCGGTAAACCTGTATCTTCAGTTCTGGATCAGGGTTCAGCTACTTTCGGTAAATCAACTTTGATTGATGCCCTGAGAGAAGTGTATGGAACACAATTCGGCGAAAAACAAGATTATATTGATCTTAAAGTAGAAACAGGTTTTAATCTTAAAAGCCTTTCTGCCAATGGAATTTTCTTATTTCCTAAGAAAGTTTCCCGTGGTAAAGATGCCGGTAAAGACGACTATCAGCGCCGGGAGAATGTAGATATTTTCGGATTAGTTCCTGTTGCAATGGAAGTTAAAGAGGATACTGACCTGGGTAAAACCAAGAGTGATGGTGATCCTGTTAATCTGGCCATGGGAGATACCTCTGAGAATATATTTGGAGAAGATGAAGAAGCTGATGTTCAAACAGAGGTTTCCGGGAATTAATTTTTTTTTAAACTGTTAAACAGAATATACATGATACAAGTAGGAATTAATGAGAATGTAGTGCTTGCCAATGCGGAAGTAACTGCAGCTGATGATAAGGTTTCCCTGATGTTGAGTTTCAGGGAAAAAGGAGAATCCAATGCTGAAGTGGATCTCTATACTCAATTGGCCGGTGATGGCGTAGTGAATATGAGTAAAGGTTCAGGCCTTCGTATATTTCCACCATTGCCACCGTTGGAAACGACTAAAGCCGGTGATGCCAAGACTTCTTTGGATAAAGCCAAGGAAGCTATTGAGGCGATTTCAGAAAGAAAGAATACTCTGATACAGATTCTTTCCTGTTTCACCACGACCGATAAGATCAAATTCAACACATTTGCCGGTATGGATGGTGTAATTACCCAGGAAACTATTAACGAGAATATCGTTAAACCTGAAGTATTGAAAGCAGCTTTCCGTAACCTGGCAGAGCAATTTGTAGCGCAAGTAACTCCATTCCTGAATAAGGATGAATTTGCTGTAAGATTGCTCCTGGTTCGCCAGAGTAAAACCAAGCATTATGCCCAGATCAGGGAGAGGTTTGTTAAGGATAATCCTTTCATTGAACCCGCTATCATTCCTAAAGACCAAAGCAAACTCAAATTTAATAAGTTTGAGATGGATAATGGTTTGAATAATGGTACTCCTATTGCCCAGGCAGAAGCTGATGCTGCTCCTGGTACGCCGGTAAGTCAAGCTGAACTTGACAACATATTTGGAGAAGCCAAATCTGAGTAATTATGCTAGAATACCTAGAGTATTCCAGTGATGACATTTTAGAGCGGGTAGACGAATACTCGCTCTATTGTCATTACCTTGGATATGAAATATACCTGGGCAAAAAGTATTCATCTCCTATTCGTTTTAAAGATGATGATCCATCATTTTCCATCTTTGAACATAAATACTGTTTCGGAACTGCAGAACCTTCTACTGAATTCTTGTGGAAAGACCATGCACTCAATTTGCATGGCCCTCAGGATATATTTGATCTTGTAAAAATTCTTAATGGATATTCTTTTCGGGCACAGGCTTATTGGAAAATATGCTCAGATTTCGGCCTTGGTGGTGCACCGGTTATTGAGAATACCGCCGATTTAATTTTTAAAGAACCTAAATACCTGGAACCTATTGACATTAAAGTAAAAAGCCGACCATTTAACAGGAGAGATATTTTGTATTGGAAACAGTTCAATGTTACAGAGGACATATTAAGAATGTTTAATTGCACTCCTATTTCATGTTACTGGCTTACAAATACGCAAACAGTTCCATTTTATCCCAAAGGTTTAGGGTTCGCTTACAGAGTATTGGATAAATACCAACTCTATTTTCCATTCCAGGCAAAGAAAAAGAAATTCAGAAATAATTGGGATGATAGGTGTGTCCCGGGATTATCTCAACTAAGGCATAAGGATATATGTGTAGTGAAAAAATCTTTTAAAGATGTAATGTGCATGTACTCATTTGGGTATGATGCAGTATCTCCAAGAGGAGAGAATATAATGCTACCGGACCACATTATAAGATTTATTCAGAAAAGATATTCAAAAGTTGTTACATTATTTGATAACGATGGAAAACATAAAGCAGCACATTACCCATTTAAAGAATTGCATATACCTATTGAGTCTTTAACCAAAGATCCAACAGACTATTGTTCAAAATATGGGCCTGCTAAAACCAGGGAATTACTTAAAAAATTATTCTATGAAATTTAAGAACAGGAAAGTAGCAGAAGAATATTTAAAAGAAAAGTATGTAGGAAAAGTTTTACAAGTAAGTTATTTTTCAAGGAATGAAAGGAAAACTTATTCGGGCATGTTAAACAGGATAGCCATAGATGATGCTACTCATGATCCTGCATTAATAATACTCATATTCAATGATGGAAAAAAATTCGAATTTGATAAGAATGAATTTAATAACCAGGTATCTAAATTGTAAATATGGCAATACATATAGAAGCACAGAACGATGTGCAGGGAGGATTTGAAAAAAAGATTGAAGAGTCAGCACTGGGTATGATGTTAGATGTAATGCAAAAATATCAATATCAATACCCTATTAAATCTGCTGTAAGGGAATTAGTGTCCAATGGCCTGGATGCATTGTCAGAAAGGGATATGGCCAAGAATATTCTATCCGGTAAGAATGTTGTATCGGATTATTTTGCCGATATTGAAGGGGATATATACCAGGATAGTAGGTTCAATCCTTCATACTACGATTTAAACTATCTTGGAGATGATAATAAAGTGAATGTAACCTATCATGAAGGGGAGGGAACTGAAAAAGATTATATAACATTCAATGATCAGGGAGTAGGATTAGGTGGAAAGAGAATGGAGAAATATTTTAATCTTGGATATTCAACCAAAAGATTAAATCGAAATAGTTTAGGAAAATTTGGGCTAGGAAATAAATCTCCTCTTGCAATTATGCCATATTACACCATGCAAAATGTGTACAATGGAAAACTGTTTCGGTTCAATATTTATAGTGGAACTATCAATAGTCTTATTCCTAAATTCAATATGGAAACCGGCCAATTGAATGGAGTATACATATGTGAAACTCTTAAGGATAAGGCCGGTAACCCGGTAAAATTCTATTATGAAGAAACCAGGCAATTGAATGGTATCAGTATAATCATTGAAGCTAAGAAACATCATCGTACATCTTACCTGGATGCAGTAAGAAGCCAACTACTCTATTTCAATAATGTGAACATGGTTGTAGAGAAAGAAGGAGGGTACAATGAAACTGTTAGCTACAAGGCTGATATATTTTATGAAGATGATCAGATCATACTGTCCAATAATACCTATTGGTCAAGACCCCACCTTTTAATCAATCGTGTGAATTATGGATTTATTGATTTCGATGAATTGGAAATGGAACATAAAAGTGGTAACATTGGAATTAAAGTGGATCCGGAAGAAGTTAGTATTAATCCTAGCCGGGAATCTATTCTATGGGATGATGTAACCAAGAAAATGGTCATAGATAAATTTCAGGGGGTAGTGGCCACAGCTACTAAATTTGTTCAGGAAGAATTGAAAGAAAATGATTTCATTAAATGGTTGAGGATATGCTATCAAATCTCATCAAGATACCAAAGTGGAAACTCAAACACTGTAGTATCAAGGTTAGCCAATATAATCGATATTAGCCAGGTAGAACCTTCTTTCCCAGGTGATGATTTTATTAAGTTTAAACCCACTACAATTACCAAAGGCTTACAATGCAGGCATATAAACTTGATAAAGACAAGAAAAGCTAATACCAATTCTATAAAGGTAGAAAGAGAGGAATTGAAGTATGGTATAGGTAGTGAAGTACATCTCCCAATTATACTAATATCCTCTAAAACCAATGTAAGAAAGGATAAATATATTCTTAAACATTTGTATACAGATGGATTTGTTACTATAAGAGTTCCGGAATGGTTCGATAAACCAGAGATGACTACATTTGAGATTGAAGAAGCACTTGGTATGCCGGTAAGTTATAAGAAATCAACTTTTGAAAATTTAAAAGGTAATGCTGAAGCAGTATGGAATCAACTTAATAAATCTACTGAAAAGATAATATATGAGAGTATTATAGTGCCAGATGATTTCAAAGCCAGTGATCAGGATGAAGATGAAGAGATCATAACTGAAGAAGATCAGGCAAAGGCTACTGTAGCTCAACTAAGTCATGAAGAAAGAAGAAAACAGAATGGGGCTATTATAATACATGCAGCCAGGGTAGTAGATGGTTTTCCAGTATATGATCCTAAAAAAGACTCAGTACAATGGAGCGAATGGAGTATATTTGAAGTCCCAATACGATCTATCAATAATTGGAAAGAAGAAGAGATTTATTATGGCAATGATGTTGATAGTAATATGTTAGTATTTGCAGCTTTTTTAAGCAGAGAATCTACTAAAAGTATATTTGAAGTCAGGGAACGTACAAATAAACAAACAGTTTTGACTCATTCTCAATGGGCTTACAATAGAAAGTTAATATACAGTAATGCATCGCAGTATAACTTTGTAGAAGATAATACTTCTTATAATCTATGGAATGCATTTAGATCCAATACTTTCTTTGGAAGAGATGATATTAAAATCTTTAAAACCTCTAAATCCAATAACAAGTATTTTTCTGATTTTAAACATATTCGTGAATTCTTTTTAAACTATAAAAACAATGTAATAACAATGTCCAATACTTTGATTAAGTGGAATACTGCCAGGCAAATAAAGGATAAATTGCATAGGATAGATTTCTTATGGAATTTCCCATTTAATAAGACCCGTGAAGCCCAGGCAACTAAGTTCAGAGAATATGTTCAGAGCAATTTTAAAGAGGTTGAAGAACACTTGGGTAAAAATATTCAGCATATTACGCGGCCGGCTTTTGATTCTATGTTGAAGCACCTGGATAAAGTCCAACAATTTCAGATGTTTGTAAATTCATGTGATGACTCTGAAAAGATTGCTGAATTGGCTACAGAGCTATGGTCTAATCCTTCTGTTACTGATGGCCAGGCTATTGATCTTGAACTTTGGAAAGAGTTTGAAGAGTTGCTTGATTGGGCTTCTCCTATTCAATTGCTAAATGAATTACCGGTATTAACTGGTAGAGATAGTTCAGAAAGGAGTGATTCAATAGATTTCAAATTATTTGAAGAGAGATATGAATATACTTTATACCCGGAGATCGAAGAAGAAATTAATTCTTATCTTGTGTTAAAAAGTGTATCTTAGTAAATTATAAAATTTTAAACAACAATGAGTATGATAACTGTAAATCGTACAGAGACCTTAATTTCCGGGTCATTAAACGGAAATCCTTTCAGTGTAACTTACGACAAAGAAAAGTATGCACTTATGAAAGAATTGGAACTTAAAGCTGCAACTGCTAACACTATGGAAGAAATGGAAGCGTTGATAGCGGAATTCACTCCTCTTATCAAGGAATCTTATAAGGAGATCATTGAAACAGCCAGTCCTTATTTATTTGTGAATAAACACACGAATAAATATTACCTGAAACATGAAGATGTTATTTCATCAAAAGTAATCCCTACTGTACTCGCCGACAAATTGTTGTACGCTGCAGAAAAGAAAATTGATGTGACACCTATCGTAAAATGCTGGGTAAGATTCTTAAAGAATGAGAATTTTACTGATCAAAAAGCTATCAATTTTGCCAATTATATCAATGCAAAATACATTGATCACGCAAAGATCGCGGAATTGACAGAGAAAGAAGGTTTATCTCATGAGGCAGCAACTGCTAAGGCCACTGTAAACCAGGTAGCTATTACCCTGGAAGGTTTGATCGTAGGCTATAAAGTATCTACTGAAATTACTACCAAATTTGCTCTTGATGAAGACGAAGAAGTCATTGAGAAAAACCGGTATAAGAAATCAGTTGATGAAGATACAGGGTTAGTAACTTATGATACTCCAAAATTTGTTGAGGAAAGACTGTTTGAACCGGTATGCATGGGCCAGGGAGGAGATGCTTTCTGGTGTGTAGGTGCTGATATTAATGGGGTATCTTATTCCATATCTTATTCCAAAGAAGGGCATCATATTCGTGTTGGTGCTTCTCATTCCCTGGATTCATGGGATAAGGTTGATTGTAATGATAACCACTCCGGAGTGAAAGGATTACATGTTGGGGGTTTGAGTTATATAAAAGGTTTCCAAAGGGAAGGAACTGTAACTCATAATGTATTAATTGATCCTATGGACATTGGTGCAATATGTCATGTGAATTCCAATTCCGATGGCGCTATCCGGGTACGCAGATACTTTGTTCATTCTTCATTCGGTGGTGTAAATAAAAACATCTACCATAGCAGCAAGTATGCAGCAATGAATGACGATGAGTACAGGGAAAGGGTTAAAGAAATGGTTGAAAAAACTAAGATGGGTAAAGAAGAATTGGATAAACAATTGGAAGAGGTGAAATCTCTTTTGTAAATAGTTTTGATGTTTGGTTTTAGTCTTGCTTTTCTAAATAGGGGGTACTGTAAAAGGTATCCCCTTATCTTTGTACCATGAAAGTAAATTCAAACAGAAATCGTACTGCAGGTCATAGCTATGAAAGAGAAAAGTGTAAAGACTTTAATCTATTCGGCTTTGTTCATGTAGTTACTTCCCGGAGTGAAAGCCGTAGCCGGGACAATGCCAAGGTTGATTTGATCAATAAGAATGAAAGGACAAATGGACAATTACCATACAATGTTCAATGTAAAAACTATTCTACCAAGATAGATTACAATGCACTACTTAACGAGATGCCTGATGAGCCAGGAATTATCAATGTAGTCTTTCATAAATCAACCAAAAGAGTAGGAACTAAGTTCATAAAAAAAGCTGAGTACGCAGTAATGCGCCAGAAAGATTTTATGAAATTAATTCAAGACCTGGAGTATTATAAATCACTTTCTAAAATACAATAATGATATTAAGTTTAATTGATGCAGATTCAATTATTTACGTAGTTGCATATGCATTTCGTGATATACCTCAAAGTGATCCTTTATTGGTTACCAACACTTGTGATAGTTACATTAAAAGGATTTTAAGAGATACCAAGGCCACTCATTATTTAGGAAGTTTTTCTCATGACCATTCATTCAGAGAGCAAGTATACCAGTATGCTCCCTATAAAGGTAATAGACCACCCAAGCCTGAATGGATCATAAAATGGAAACCTATTATAATTAAACATTGTGTTGATAAATGGGGATTCATAGCTCCTGTTTGGCCATTGGAAGCTGATGACATCATATGCGGAGTTTCTTGTATAACAACTGCTGCCGATGTAATAATATGTAGTCCGGATAAAGATCTGAAACAGATTTCCGGAAATCATTTTAATTACAAGAAACCATTGGAAGGGATTAAAAATATAGACCCATTTACCGCTAATGAGAACCTTTGGAAACAAGTGCTGATCGGAGATAGTGGGGACAATATAAAAGGAGTACCGGGTGTGGGCAAAGCTGCATTTAAACTGTTGAAAGAAGGGCTGCTTGATGAAAGTCATGCAATGTATGCCCATGTTATCAGGAATGCCTACATTAAATACTTTGGAGAATTCTTTGGCAATGTAATCTATGAACAGACTCTATTGACAGTAAAATTATTGCAACCTGATCATAAGCTCTGGTTGGATTTTGGTGAATATATAGAGCATTTTAAAGAGGAAAATGTGAGAGAAGTTCCTGGAGATGTTGATATATTGGATGATACTATGCTCAGGGAATTAGGATGGTTTGAAGAATAAATCAGTATTTTTGTCCTATGGATAATGATGTAATAAAAGAGCTACACCGGAATAATTTATGCACTTATTTTATTCTGCCGTTATTAAAGCTCAGTAAATTCAGTTTCATTTCAGAGGATAATTTTGTAGAGAGTTATCTCTCCACGGATGGGAGGTACATTTTAGTCAGAGTCAAAGAGGTAAAATCTTTTGAACATAGGTTAGGACTGAATCCTCATTTCATTGGAGTATATACAGATGAATTAAATCATATATTTATCAAGTATCTTATTCCAATCCAATTTGAAGAAGATGTTCTACGGTTCAAAGAAGGACTATTCAGTACATTTAGCAGAAATGCCAAGTTACTTATATTCAGATATTCAGGACTTATTTATCAGCTTTTAAACAGTGAAGGGATACCAGTGACCGATATAAGATTATTGGCCCTGGATAAATCCAAACAGGTTAGAGATATGTGGGAAAGTTACCTGAATGTTTACCTTGATAATGATATTGAATTGTTATCTCCGCCACCTTTGAGAAGTTATATGGAATGTGACAAGCTTGTTCACATAAAGATTTAAAAAGAAAGGACAGATAGTTTCGGCTATCTGCCCCTTTTTTCCATTGGCCCGTACATTCTTTATTATGAACCGGCTACTCCCCACCTATTATCTTTACATTTATTTGCCGGGTGCGCTGTAAGAGCGGATAGAGGACAGGAGCATAAATCGCATTTGAATATTGACCCTTCCTCATTTATTTTGTTTAAAATTACTCTTCCTAATGAGTTCATTTGAACCTTATGAGGACATGTATCGCATATCTTCAATCTTTTTTCCATTAGAGCCTTGGTATAATCACTTCCTTTATTAAATGTATACCAGCTCTTGGCTATTTGGATCAGGTTCATTTCAAATTATTGTAGAATTGTTTTAATAGTACTGCAGCTCCTACTTGTTTACTCACCAGGTTAGGATCATATTTTCCATCGGATCCATATTTTCCTTTAGTGTAATGTTGAGAACCACTCCATAGATAAGGAGAATTTATCCCTTTATTTCTGTATCCTGTACCATTAAAAGTTTCAAACTTGTATAAAGTTCCTTCTACGGACCAGTCTTTCCAGGTATCCAGGCCATCATATTTCAATGCATCTATGGCGCTGTATTCCCAATCAAATGGAGGATTGCCTACCTTAGGCCGGCCAGCCGGTACCTGCACTGTCCTTGCAGTAAGAGGATCTCCATTATGAAGATGCTGCTTGAAGGAAAGAGAGCATTCCAAAGCATGAATTATTCCAATTACATACCATGGAATACCGGTCGCTTTAGATACTATCTCATATCTTGATTTCCCGGCTTCTATACGAGCTTTATAAGAATTGATCTCTTGATCAAATTTGGTTATCTTAAGAGTATCAAAAAGAGTATTATAGTCATTCTTTACAGTTTCGTTGAATATCATATTTTATAATTTTATAATTGTATAAGAGATTTTTCCGGAACAATTTCCTGTTCGTAATGCTCACTCGCCTGTACACCGCAAGTTAATTCGTAGAGTATTGCACCAGAAGGCGTTACAGATATTTGAGTAATAACCCTGGACAACTGTTCATCATCAGTTTTAAGATATACTATATCGAAGAAATCAAATTGATTATCTAAGATTATCATAATTTAAATTTATTCTTTTGGTGGCGCATCCATTGATGTTACTTTCTCTATTGGAACTGAATCTCCAGTAGGAGTTACACCGAAAAATGGTGTAATACCATTTAATATTGCAAGCAATAATCCTGCTATTCCACTAATTATTTTAATGGTATTGGCAGGAATAAAATCTATTGTTTGCAACCATCCTAAGAATGTACTTAATATTACTGTAGTTACCCGTACAAAATTAAGTACTTGAGAAGGGGTTGGGTGTGCTAATTGCTTTTGACCGAATTTCATGGCTGCTGTTTAAGTTGTTAATAATGGTTTTATTTTTTAGAATCTACCATTTGTTGCAAATCTCTAATTTTTAATGTATTTATTTCTACATCTCTTTTAATACCATCCAGTCTAATATCCTGAATTGCATCCGTACGGGATTGAATTAAATTGGCATTGTTAATTGCTGCTTTCAATGAGAAATAAACTCCTAAAAGAGTGAATATCATGATTGTCCATCCTGCAAAAATTTGCCATAGAATACGGGCCGAAATGCCCTTTATTTCCTTTTCCATTATATTGCTATTGGCTTCAGTCATACTACATACTTTTATTTAGTTTAAAAAGTCATGGAATATTTCTCCCATGTTATTCAAATCTGTTCCAATATTCAAAGGATCTGTTTGTCCATTTTCAGAGGTGGCAGAGAACCAGATGCAATAAAGTAGCCCATTTGATTGCATGTCAGCCATTACTGCAGATACCAATTTAGATTGACCATTTAACGTGCCAGTTTCAAAAGAAACCACTGGTAATTTGGTAGCAGATTTAATATACTCTATCGTCCACTGTAATGCTCCCGGGGAAACGTCTTTAGCGCTACTTAACCAACCATCTTTAACCAGGGGTTCATACCAATGGATATTTACATAGTCAATCAGTTTTCCATAATTGCTTAATAGGTAAGCGGTTTCAGTAGCTTTAGATTCTAATACAGGGTCATTGCCAGGATACTTCGCAGTTTTACGGATTCTCTTATCCATGCAATTGTTATAGAAACCGTTTGAGTCTGCAATACGGTTTAAACCTAATAAATACCTGTATACATTGATCTGGAGACCCGGGTTAGTAAGTCCGCCATTGGTTATAGGAATGCCATGTTTACGACATACTTTAGAGGCTACGGCTAGTTGCCCTATATATTCCTGGGCAGTACCACTATTGAATAGATCTACACACTCCTCATTCCCTATTGTTACAGCTGTAATCCCAGGGTATTTGGTGAGCACATCTTCTATCCAGTTTGAATAATCGTTGTATTCATCCGGCCTTACCCATGGTTGAGCTACCCGAATCTCATCCGAATTTCTGATCGTATTCCAATTCAATGTTGTTACTACTTTTATACCTGCACGAAGCAATTGATCTAATGCTATATTCTTTCCTTTCCATGAATCTGCATTGATTCCTAATCGAACCAGGCTTACCCCTAGCTTACCGGCAAGGGTAATTACTTGGGGTATGGTCAATTCCCCTGAGGTAAATACTCCAAATTGAGTTCCTTTATCAGGAGCGATCGTACCTGTACCGGTTACCTGGGGAGCTACAATTCGGGAAGCCCCTAAGAACTCTTCTCCTACCAATTGATTTCCCTTATAGGCAGTTTCCGATGTATTTACCGGTACCGTGGGTAAGGTGGGTAAGCTAATTGGAGGAAAGTATGTATCAGTGAATAATTGAATTATAGAATTTGCTGTTCCCTGGATAGCAGAGGCTGAGATTATACCCATAGTTTCCAATTGCTGGATAAGAGCCCCTTTTTCTGCTTCCATGAAAATTTCCATGTGTTTTACATCAACACCGGCTGCAAGCATATTTACATAAGATGCAAATCTTTTTTCAGTATAGTACAGATACTCTATTGCAGTATCTTTTACTATTTTACATAAGATGCAAATCTTTTTTCAGTGTAGTACAAATATTCTATTGCACTATCTTTTACTATTGGCCAACTGCCTTTGTATGCTTTCATTACAAGGTCAGTTATCTGGGCAAAAATGTTATTGAGGTTTTCCATTTAAACTATTTTGAGAGGTTAAATAAGAACGGAATAAATCATCCATTAAGGCTTGATAACCGCTTAAAATTACCGGTGACAAAGTTACATTAACTGCGTGATCTGATTGGAATACAATAAATTGATTCAGAATTCTATGAGCCTGATCTTGAAGAATTTTTCCATGAAGACGACGACTTTCCTGGTATTCAAGATTCTTAAGCATTACTACTTCAGTAGCATATGCAGATTGGAATTTATCATAGGCTCCAGTAGAATCTACCAGGATAGAATCATATAGTCCATGACAATATACTCTTGCTGATAAAGCATTATCAGCTATTCCCTTATCATATGTAGCTTCGAATTGAAGCTTACATGAATTCAGGAGAATTAGAGCTGAGAGAAAAAGAAGGAGTTTTTTCATCGTTTTTTATTTTAGGTTTAAATTCAAAATCTTTCGGCATTTCTGAGTGATGTACTTCACATATTTCGTGATAGTCTTTTCCATCCCACAAAACTGCATCGTTTGTTTCATTTTTACAATCTTTTATTTCACAAATTTTCATTGATTTTATTTTATGGTATAGGATAAGTCATAGCCCGATTTATAATTTTCATAATTGATTTTATTTATTGTGATGGATATGTAATTCTTAGCCACAAGCACCTTGCATTTAATGGACTCGTTGAAACCTTTAATTGATAAGCACCCGTTCCAGTTTTAATCCACGAAACGGTACTCGACTGCGCATTAGTTGTACCTGCTGTTGTTGTAATCTTTGCATAATCTGAACGCATGATATCGTTCGTTGTATTGAAGACAGAACCTTCAACGGCTAACGGCACATCGGCAGGAATTGTAATATTAACTGTCGTATTGCTTACCCCCGCAGTTGTATATCTTATGTTCATCCACAGGGTAGTTACATTGCCTACTTTTTGCCAGCCATAACTTGCAGTTCGTGTGCCTGCAGGCGGTGTGCCATCAGCCCACGAATCATACAAATTCGGTAACGCTTGTTCTACATAATTCGTTACACCACCTCCTAATTGAATCCACGAAGTGCCGTTATACCCGTAAAAGTTGTGCTGTGTACTATCATAATAAAATACTCCCTGCGTTGGGGTTACTGGTGCAATAACCGAAGGCGTTAAATAATTTGGCGCACCAATTTGACTTGATTTAAATACATTATTAATGTTGGCTTTTATCGGGAATGTGCCGGACACTGTTTGGTTCATAGTTGGGCCGTACATTCCAGTCATTATTATAGAATCGCCACCCTGAACTCTGAAAGTATTGCCATCTTCAAAATAAATATTTTTCAAAATCATGTTTCCTGCGTAAGCTAAATTTACTGCGGCTTTGCCTACTACATTTCTAATCTTTCCCCTGAACGTAATATTCTGAATGACGTTATTTAAAACTCTTGTATTCGTTGAAACACCTTCGTAATCTATCCATTGTCCGAGTGTGTCAACGTTTATGGAAATATCAGAAACAAAATTATCGTGAGTAACATAGCCGGTATCATCAAACCAATTAAACGCTGTATTAACTCCAGCTTGATTTGTGGAGGTGTCATTATACATCGGTAAATTAAAATTCCAATTGTAAATTTTATTATTGTGTGCGCCCCTGCCGATTTTCATAAAATCCAGTTTATCCTGCGCACCGCTTACATTTATATTATAAACATTGTTGTGGTGGAAATCATCATCAAAATACACAAAACTTTTTTCGCCAGTCGTGTCACTATAAGACGAAGGATAATAGATCCAATCAATATCGTGTATAAAATTATTGGTACTACCATACCCGAAATCAAATACTTTCTTTGTGCTTACAATTTTAATGTTATGTATAGAACAATAATTGTATAGGTTCCCACCAAAAGTTCCGAAGGATTTTAGGGTTAAATTTTCAAACTTACTTTCATACGTTGAGCCGAACCCAATCACATTTACGGGCACTTTACTTTGGTCATAAGGCAGATTATCAACCATGTTATAATCAGCTTGTGAAAGATATAAATCGTGGATATTTATATTTTTTGTAACTCTGTCTGTGCCTATTGATCCCCTCGAAGTCAATCCGGAATTTACGTCTAAAATTCGTGGATACGTTGAATCAATTCCACCGCTACCAGATGATATGCCACCTGCCAAATAATCTTCCTGTAAATTATGTTTGAAAAATATCGTATCTGCACTTCGTTTCCAAATTTCTTCCGCAACTATTTCACTTGCTCTCCAATACTGTTTTAAAAACGACTTAAATCTTTTCCGCGCTGTAACAAGAACTACTTTGCCAGGCCACAAATTGAGAGTGTCATTCGCATTAAATAATTTAACCCAATTTGTTCCTGAAGATTGAGGTAAAAATGGGAATTGCCTTGCCTTATATATTCCATTGGAATTTGATGGATCGTATGTGCCAGTATAAAATATTACACCCTTTTGTACTGTACCCATTTGGGGATCCACATTTCTTATTTCACTCGCATCACCATCGCCATAAATTTCCATATTATCACATAATAAAAGCCCATCTCCTCTATAACCATAAAAATCTTTTGTGCCTGGAACTTTTAAAGAACCGCCCTTAATAATATTGAAAAACTTATTTGCATTTGAAAGTGCTGTACTGTCTTGTTTAAAACTTGCCATACCCGCACCAATAGCCCCAAACCATTTTATATTAAATGATCTTGCATTGCCAACCATACGCACATAGGCTTTTGTGGATCCAACTGGCATAACCATGCCTGGTACAGCACTTGCTCCTGTTGTATCTATGAGTATAAAATCTCCTCCTGCATTATCATTTACATTGTAAAATCCTTTTACATGATAAGCAGTTATCAGAAGAGGGCTGGATAAAGATTGAGCTGCTATAGATTCCAAATCAGCCATAGTATTTAATGTAGTAGCAATGTATCTGAATCTTCCTCCGCCTACATTATATGCAAATCCTGATACATTCATAGATGAATTCTTTATAGTCAATTCATTGTATCCTCCGATCTTTCCGGACATAACAGTAGAATCTGCTACTATCCTGCTTACCTGAGCCTTTACTATGAATTGACATAAAAGGATAAGAATGATTAAAATGATGTATTTTTTCATTTTGTATTTATTTAAGTATGAAGTATCCTGAGTAATCCCCTACAACTATATCTACACTAGTAGGATTAGGGAATGTATCCAGAGTAGCTATAGGTTGAGTTTCTGTATATTTTCCTAATCCCGTATCAAAGATGAACATTTTTACGTTCGGTATAGTTCCAAATTTAGCAATCCTTTCCTCTGTCCATTCAATGGTGAATACATCTGTTGGACTAAATGGTATAATCTCCTCTGTTGAAGGAGTATATATAATTTGTCCTCCACATAAAGGAGTTTCCTGGAGAACCAGGCCGCCATTTACACAACCACAAGGATCAGATACCTGATCTCCTATCCCGAGAGGGTTACTCACTGAGATATTTTCCGCACATGATATACACTCACTCATTTTATTTAGTTTAAGCGCTCACAAATGAACAACAAGAAGCTGATAAGTTTTCAATATTGTATAGCACTGATTTCAAATCTGTTTCTTCAAGGAAATTATCATCACACCCGGGACACCATGTATCCAATGCAAATAGATAAAGAAATAAAGCATATTTTATGCAGAGTGAAGTAGTATCGCATGCAGAAAACCGGGTAGAATACCTCTGTCTTAATGCATCTTCTATCACCAGGTTACTCATAGAGAGTACTCCTTTCTGATATGCCATTTTTATTTCATCTGCCTGTGCTAACATGATAAACATGGTTTATTTGCTGAATCCCCTAAGAGTATTGCAGCATTATGTGCTTTAGAATAAGATCCGCAACTAAAGGATGCCTGGGCAGCCAGTTGCAATAGAACACGGTCAATTAAACTGTTAATAGTGACATAATCACAGGTAGTCTCAGATATTCTCATTCCCGCTATTTCCTTTACTAATGATCCGCTCCCGGAATTCATTACCAAGATTCTCTTGGGTCCATCATAGTATTTAAACATTGTGGTACCTTCCCAATCTGAATATAAGGTCACTTCACCGGTTGCATTATTCAAAGATTTTATCAGGAATAGTTTATCCGGTGCACTTGGGTCAGCAATATAGAGCACATTGGCCCATTGAATATCAAATGCTGATCCGGTCAATGGAACTGTGATCACTGGTCCAACCGCTGTAAACCCGGTACTTATTTCCATTCCATATAATGGATGAACTATTGAAACCCCGTCCCTGAGAGTATATAAGAATTTGAATCCATCTGTCAGGTTCCCTGAGTATGTATTCACCGGAACTAATTCCGGTTCTTCCCCAAGAAACTGCATTTGTATCAGAACAGAGGTTATATCACTTAATAATGAAGGACCTCCAGGCACTCCAAATCCGGTTGGATTCGTAGTAGCATTGTAGGGTTGAGTTATATCCTTGAATGTTACAGAATCTGATGTTCTGGGAACTGCTGTTATATCAATTATTTGTACGAATCCCATTATGTTCAGTTTAAGTGTGAAGGTATTAAGCCTGTCTTTATAAACCTAATCAGATAGTATTACTGTATAGTTTCTATCTCTGTGCTGTTCTCAGATTACCTGTAGCCATATACTTATATTTATTGATTAAGTTAGCTCCCGGAATAGCCTTGGTAATCTTACTTACAGTTTTACTTCCAGCATCTTTACTGTCATCAAATGGCAATGCAAGAACAGACCATATAGCAGCCCGGGCATCATTGATCACTGACATTGATGGAATAAGGTTACCGGTTACCTGGTCAAATACTGCCGGAGATGTGTACAATGCCAAATCCTGGTAAGACCTTGTTATCATGTTTAAGATCATTTGATTTTTCTTATTGTCCAGACCTGCAGCTTTCCTTCTTCTCTTTTCTTCTTCGTCCGGACCAGCTATGCTTACCAACATGTATGCTCCGAGCATGAGTAAAAGGTAGCTTATCTCAGCAAGGTTCTTTCTCATGTTTTCAATATCCACCGGTGTAATAGCTTCTCCTTTCTTATTCTCTCTACCAGCGAATGCATCATTCTTAGTGACGATCGACATAGCTTGGGAGAATAAAATCTTTAGAGATTCTAAGGATCCAAATTCCTGGAGAGTCACATATCTTCCTTTTACCTCTCTGTCTAATTGAGCATCATGATAACTCTTTCCTATTCGGGAATTGATACCTTCTCCTATCCATGCAAGTCTGAATTGACCTAACAGTCTTCCAAGTATCCAATATTTTTGGAGTAGTGGAGAGTTCTTATCCTGGTTACCATGAACTATCATGGCTACTTTTCTAGCCTTATCTCTGAATTTATTCCAGGATTTCTGCTCATCAATATCTTCGGAAGACCATTCTCTTCTTTCCCCGTATTTCTCAGAATTCCACTCTCCATCATCATTAAATGCATCATAAAGATTGATTTCTTTTTCTACACCATTTTCCATTACCTTAACTTTCAAGGCTCTCATCATTGCCAGTAACATAGCGCCTTTGTGTAGGTAATCCCCACTTCTTTGCAATCCCATAGGATCAGCTAATTTCTGCCAATAGTTTGTATGGGTGTGAAGATTTGATTTACCATACATCGTATCAACTACTTCAGTGATCAATCCGGCCCTGTCCGTTATATTCCTGATCTTGCCGGCTTCCCCCGGCGAACGGGTATTGAACATCCAAGATTTAGCTATGGCCCACCTCATCTTCATAAATCCCCATCTTAGATCTGCTGGAGTGTAATCAGCTCTTCCATACGCATGTATGAATGCTGAAATTACTCCAAAGGTCAGGTTATTGACTGCTGAGAATGGATTAAATGCCAATGCTTTTAATTGTGCAATTCCTATAATGAAATCTCCTGTTTTGGAGCCGGCAAGGTATCTTGCCTTTTCTGCATATGTTGAAGCTTCTTCTTCTAATTTCTCCATTTCAGTAGGAGTAGATTTAGGATCTGCCAATTCACTTGCTGTTCTGCGCAGTTTAAATTCCGGATCATTAAGAGCATTGTCAGTCAATACTTTCATTCTTTTCTTAATGGCAGATACTCTACGTTCTATACGTGCACTGGCCATGGGATTTAAACTGTATATAGCATTCTTGGATACTAATTCAAGATCCTTGGCTTTCTTGAATACCAGTTTATCTTTATAGAATTTGATCATCTGTTCCAGGCG